ATTTGGTGGCTACGCAGGGACTTGAACCCCGGACCCCAGCATTATGAATCCGCTACGCCCCGCCCCACAGAGCCAGAAAGCCCCATAAACTGATCCTTTCAGCCCTTCCCCAAGCTGGCTAGGCCAGTCCTTTCCAGAAAATTCGACCAACGTAGTCACCTCCCCTCTTTACCTTTACAGGTTAGGGGGTTAGGTTCCCGTAATAGCAATTGGCCAACGAGAGCAGAAGGACTGCTTACGGTGGGCACAGAAGGAAAGACTTACCAACTGGCTTGATATTAGGCAATTGAGTCATTGCATAAGGACGGTGTGGCGTGGATGGGGTGTACTTTAAGGAATGCAATGGCTATGCACTTTGCTGCGTGGAAAATTTCTCTGATGAACTAAAGGAATCTATCAAAGAAAATTTGTCTAGAATCTGTCATGGCGCACAACAGGCAAGTCGTGGCAGAGAGATGTATAAATATAGCACTACTATTAAAACATTCTGGGAGCGCTACAACTCCAAAGCAGCCCTCACTAAAAAAGGAATGCTTGGCGAACTTCTCTCACATGTGATCTTACTTAACCTTTTCCCTCGTTTTGAAGTTGTATCTCCATTCTTCAACCTAGAAGAGCGAAACATAAAAAAAGGCTTTGACCTCCTGCTATATGAATCCTCAAGCCAAGGAGTCTGGATAACCGAAGTAAAATCGGGTGAGCTTCACAAAGGCAAGGATCAAAGCGCGACAACTGCCGACTTATTAAGCACTGCGCGTGATGACTTAAAGCTACGACTCGCTGAGCAACAGCTAAATCATTGGCAAAACGCAATTCATGCCGCCCGCGTTGCCATTGACTCAAGTTCCGATTACAAAGATATAGTTATAGAGATACTTGAGTCCGAGGGAGATTTAGTTGCCTGCGGCTCACCTAACAGCCAAGATAACAACGCCCTCCTAGTATCAGCGCTTTTTAGTGAAGTATCTGTAAGAGTTATGGAAAGCACCCTATCGGACTTTTCAGAAGACCTAAAAAATAAAGGAATATTTAAATCCTTTTTTGCTCTCTCCATTCACAAAGGAACGCTCAATAAAGTTGAGAGCTTTCTAAAGTCCGAAGCAGGATGCTAGAAAATGAAAGAGCTCACACTTAGACGGCTTTCCAATACTTCTTTTAAAGAATTATATCTAAAATTCCTTTCTGGAATAGATCTGTCAGATTCTGAGATAGTAAGGCTACTTGCCATAGCAGTATTATTTTTAAACCACTCAGCAGCAGATATAAAACGATTAGGCTATAGAATTGTTCTCTTTTACGGGAATCGATCCGGGCGTTATGACGCGCTATATGATGTAGCAATTAACAGCGGTCTCATGCCTGTTTCGGCAGTTATCAATTCAGACCCTGAAAACGACCGAAGACTTTCAGATTCCTTCCTATCAAATTATGTTGATAGCTACATTGATACCTTTAGGCAGAACGGCCTAGTAATGACAGAACAGCAGTCATTGCTGCAAGATTTCGTCCACAAGGAAACTGATAACTCACTTGTTATTGTCGCCCCTACCTCTTACGGAAAATCAGAATTAATAATCTCTACAGTCAGAGACAATCCACACAAGAAAATATGTATCCTTGTGCCTTCCAAGGCGCTACTCGCCCAAACTAAAAAGAGACTGGTTGATGCCGACATAGATACTGTCGGAAGGATAGTTACTCACCCAGAAATGTACTCCGACAACAAACAGTGCCGGATTTTTGTTTTAACCCAAGAGCGCCTGACTAGGCTATTGAGCGAGCACTCCGAGCTTTCGTTTGATATTGTATTCGTAGACGAGGCTCACAACCTTCTCAGTGGGGACAGGCGAAATGAGCTGTTAGCTACATCCATATGCGTAGCTGGTGCAAGGAATAGAAGTACATCATTTAAGTTCCTAACACCTTTCATATGCGACGAGCTCAATCTTCGTGTTCGTTATCTTAAGCTTGGCATCAAAGGCTTCAGAATTGACGAGTACGTAAAATCAGAGCGCTTTCACCTTTGTGACTTTAGGGAAGGCCACGAAACAGGCGAGCTTCAGCTCTATGATCATTTCGTAAACTCGTGGATATCTCTTGAAACGAGATACAACAATTGCTATGACCTTATCCTAGGTGAAGCGCTTTCAAAAAACATTATTTACGGCAACAAACCTAAAAACATTGAATCTTTTGCCTGGTCTCTAGCTCAACGGCTCCCCAAAGTACAATGCCCAATAATAGATAGAGCATGCGACGAGCTTTCAGACAACTTTGACAGTCAATACTTAATTATCGACTGCTTACGTCGCGGGGTTATGTATCATCATGGCTCAATAGCCGACACAGTCCGACTCTACCTAGAGGATACATTTTCGAAGTCAAAGAAACTTAAGTATCTGGTTTGTAGCGCAACCCTTTTAGAAGGGGTCAACCTTCCCATTGAGAAATTATTCCTTATTGACCACCGCAAAGGTGCAAATCTTCTATCGCCTTCTCAATTTAAGAACCTAGTTGGCAGAGTTAACCGCTTCAGCGAGGTTTTCTCAGCAAAAGGTTCTACAGCACTTAAACGACTTGAGTCGAGCATATATTTATTGGGAGTAGATGGTTACACCCGTAAAGGATCAGACCTTGAGGGCTACTATCAGAAAACTGTCAATGTATCCAAAGAAGACCAAGATAGCTTGAAAAATGTTCTCCTTGAAGGTACGGATATTGACGACTCAAACTCGAAAAAATTCGAAGACGCAGTCGAGAGGCTTGAAAACCTACAGCCAGGCATAGTGGATGATCGCGAGTGCAAATATGTGACCACAGAGGTGGGAAGGCTCTTGCTCGCAAATGGCATAGGAGAAATCGACGTTTTTGATGCCGAGGAAGAAATAGAAAATGAACTTTCTCTATTTATTAAGACTCACGGCCAGATCCAAGACTCCACGACTTTAATGCTTGCTCTCAAGCAATGCTTTATTGATTATTTTGATGAGTCACGCGGCTACAGTGAACTTTCTCGACTTGAGGAAGAATCGGCGCGTAAATTTTATGCAATGATGCTTGACTGGCAAATCAAAAAATACTCGGTAAAGCAAATAATTTATCAGTATATAAAACACTGGGATGAGCTTTCCCAAAACCAAAGATCAACCCTAGTTTATGTTGGAAAGTGGGGCGACACTTCCTACAATGAGAGTTTTAATGAACACTGGGTTGATATGTCAACCAAATCCAAAAAGGAAAAGATCAACCTCGCCATAGTTAGAATCAAAGAAGAAGAAGACTTCTTTGATTACCATATCTTTAGATTCGTTGAGGTCATGAACGGGGTTGAAGCGGTCGACCCAGACTTCTACAAAACAATAAAATATGGAACAACTAACGATACAAAAATAAAAATGATAAAAGATGGCTTCAGCCGTGGCCTATCCGATTTAATATTAAGCAAGTACCCAGATAGAATTCGTGTAGACCAAGATGGGGAAATAACAATTGATCCTAAACTAGTTGCAGCGATGAGGAGCAACGAGGAAAGCGACTTGATAATTTTTGAAGCTCAAATGAATTTGAAATTTACTTAACCCCCCTTTTTTTTTATGCCGACAGCCTAGAAATTTCTCTTTGCTGTCGGTGTCTTCTTGACCTACGTACGGGCGTACCAGCGCCTAGCTACTTCCTGGGTGATCGCTATCCCGCGTTTGGATTGGCCAAGTTTCGGTTGGCTTCGTCGAATTCGGGGCTGGTCTGGCCTATCTCCGGCGCGATCTCTCCGCTGACCAGCCATAGCGAATACTGAGGAAATACCCTCACGACGGCATCTATCTCCGCGTCAGACAGTCGTGCCTTCCCGCTACGGATGTTTCCCCACCGGTATCGGTCGATACCGGTTTCCTTCTCAAACCAGACGCTCGTCCGCTTACTGTCGAAAAGGCTTATAAGCCGGTCTCTTATCATTCCTAAAAATTCTACTTAGTAGCTTGTACTTAGTAGGAAAGCGCCCGACAATGGGGCTACCTAGTAAATATTACTTAGTTGGTCTGTCAGGCAATTATAGGACATTCGCATGGAACAGTCTGGTGTAGTGGGGCTTTCGATTTCGGGAGATGCCCAACGCGTAACGGATTTCCGCGACGCACCGTTCTGCACGAAATACGTGCTGGCTCAGCTCCTGGGCATGGAGCAAATCACCGAAGACGTGGTGCGCGGCTGGATCGAAAGCCACACCGTCCCGACCGTGAAAATCGGCCGTCACCGCGTCATCAACCTGCACCGCATCCGCCGCGACCTCGACCGAGGCAAAACTATCTTCTGCGCGGGGGATTACGTCGATGAATGAGGCCATCGACCATGAGCGCCTACAACCGGCTTCCCCACGCATCGGACTGCGACTGCTCTGTCTGCTGGTCCGGTCGCGAAATGGCGAAACCCGCTCGCTCCCAGTCCACACCCTGCGCCCAATGCCGCCCCGCCTATGCGCGGCCGACTCGCACGCTGCAAATGGGCCGCGTCGCTGGGATCTGGAAGCCTCTGCTTTCGGAATGGAAGGTGGAACCGGCCTTTATCTGCGAGAAGCACACGCCACCCGCCCGACCACCGAAGTACTGGAGCGTTGTGCTCGACACCGGCCGGCCAACGCCTTACGTCCCGATTCACGAACCGTTCGAGCTGGTGGGGTGATGGCATGAGACAGCCAACCGCTCTCGTTGCCTGCGAGTTCTCCGGTCGTGTCCGCGATGCGCTGACCCGCGCCGGTTTCTACGCGGTCAGCTGCGACCTGCTGCCGTCCGAAACCGAGGGTGAGCACATCCAGGGTGATGTGCTGGATGTACTCGACTGGGGATGGGATCTGCTGATTGCCCATCCGCCCTGCACGGATCTCGCTGTGTCTGGCGCTCGCCACTTTGCAGCCAAGATCGCCGATGGCCGCCAAGCCCGCGCCTTGGATTTCGTCCGCAAGCTCCTGGCTGCTCCGATCCGGTTCAAGGGGCTGGAGAACCCTGTTTCGGTGATCTCCACCCACATTCGCAAGCCGGACCAGACCATCCAGCCTTGGCAGTTCGGTCATGGCGAGTTGAAGCGCACCTGCTGGTGGCTCCAGAACCTGCCGCTCCTGGTGCCTACCGAAATCGTCGACGGTCGCGAACCGACTGTGCATCACATGGCACCGGGACCGGACCGCTGGAAGAACCGTTCGCGTACCTATCAGGGCATTGCGGACGCCATCGCTGCGCAGTGGGGCGGCTATGTGATGAGTCAGCTCGCCAATCCTGCTCGGCCTGTCCTGGTCCAGGGCCGCGCTCCCGGCTCGTCGGATCACGCTTCACCGATCCGGCGAACGGAAGCACGGGCGGAGCGCACCCTTGACCCTGCACGAACAGGAACAGCCTCCGCTCGGGAGGGCGGGGAACGCTTTACTCCCCGCGCTCCTGAGCCCTCGGCGGCGAGAGTGGGATGACAAGGGCAAAGCCCTTGGTGTTAACCAACTAGAGAACACGCACAACGCGACCTTTTAACCGGTAGGCCAAGTAACAGATCACCTCGGCGAACTTGCGAGTTCACCGGTTCGGGATCACTCGGCCTACAGAAAGCAAAGCAGCGCAATAAAGCGCAACTAGAGAGAGGAAACACAAATGGCACGTTCGATCATGGAAGTTGCATTTCTCAGCGCTGAGAAAGTCGAGTTCGACAACGTGAAGCTGGTGAAGCTGTTTGTCGGTGACGAGCCGGACGGCAAACGCGATTTGGGCATTTCCATCCTGTCGATGAATGTGGCCGAAGAAGCCCTGGACGAAGTGTGGGCCGCCTGCGAAGGCCTCGATGTGCTGGAGCCGATCCGCGTCACCACCGAAATCGAACGCGGCTCCAAGAACACCGGCAAGTTCATCGTCCTGCACGTCGAGCCGGTGAAAGCCGCCGCCGCTCAAGCCGCCAAGCCAACCCAGCAGTCTGGCCAACAACCTGCTAAGCCTGCCGGCACTCAGCCTGAGCCGGCCAAGGCCAACTAAGGGGGAGGGGCGGCCATGTTGATTGAAGACCGAGTGATCTGCGACTGCTGCGGCAATGACATGGGCAAGCTCATGGCGCTGCCTGCGCCGCAAAGCGATCTGCTGCCGGACCTCAGCCTGCCGCCCCATTTCGCCGTTTGCCCTGACTGCGAACCTTTGGAAGACAAAGCCGAACTCTCTGAGATCGGCAAATGAATTTTATTGCCTGCGACGGTGTTTGGCTTCACGGCGGTTCGGGCTTGCCTGAGTGCAATGGAGTTCTTCACAGCGTGGCGGGCGATGAAATGCGGGACCTATCCGGTACCGCTTTGAACTGGGAACAGGTTTCCGAACTGCAAGGCGAAGTGATGCTGTTGTTCGCCATTGTTTTCGGCTTCCTCGTCCTGAAAAAACTCCTGTGATACGAGGTCACGTTATGAAAATGATTCAAAAGGTTGGTTTGGGTTCGGTTGCTTTCCTGGCTGCCGGTTCTGCGTTCGCTGCGCTCGATCCTGATATCAGTTCCGCTCTCGAGGCTGCCAAAACTGACGGCGTTGCCGTTGCCGGTCTGGTACTGGGCGTAATCATCGCGATTGCCGCCTTCAAGTATATCCGCCGCGCGCTGTAACTGAGCGCTGCACTTGTGCAAGTGCCGTAGCAATAAACCCCGCTTCGGCGGGGTTTTCTTTTTTCAGGATAACCGCCCATGAACTACGAACTGTATGTGCTGATAGTCACCACGCTGGCGTTTTATCTCGTGTTTTTTGGGCGGGTGTAGGTATGGCTAGGTTTGTATTCGTACTGCTTTCGTTTTTGGTTTTGCATTCATCCGCTAGCGCGGAGGATTATTATTGGAAAGTTTCTCGCGGTTGTACTACTTGTAAGTTTTCATCTGCATCCGCAGCTTGTGCGTCTATTCCTCCTGATCCACCCGGTATTCTGGAATGGCGCGTTGGTGGGCCTGCTTACGGTTCGGAAACAAGTCGTTTTTGTCAGTCATATAGACAACAAACTGCGCCCGGTAAGGAACTTTGGTATGAGTGGAAGACTGAAACCAATGCTATTGCCGGTCGGTATGGGGATAGCTGTCCGTCCGGCACCGAATACAACTCTGAAACAGGCGAATGCGTTGCGCCTGAAGAGCCAAACCGCTGTGAATCCACTGTGGGTGCCACGATCAACCACGAACACAAACTACGCGAATCCGTGCATGGCTCTGATCGAGTAGAGCCCCCTGGATCCGTTTGCGCCAACTCCTGCACCTATACCTTCCAGTACGTCGTAAACAACATCTACGTCTATACCAGCGGCACGCCTTCGGGCGTGTTTGGCTCGTATCAGTACCGTGGCAACGGCTTCGAGTGTGGGGAAGACACCTACAACGCCCCTGGCAACCCGGGCGGCACCACTAATCCCGATGACACGCCGTCGCCAGATCCTGACAACAACTGCCCGTCCGGCTACGTCTGGAACGGCACCTTCTGCTCGAAAGAGCCGCCCAAACCTTGCGACCCCGACGTCGAGGTCGGCGGCTGCGATGACACCCCGCCTGACAACCCCGATCCCGGCGATGGCGGCGACGATGGAGAAGGTGGAGACGACGAGGGCGAAGGAGACGGCAACGGGGATGGCTCCGGTGGCGACGGTTCCGGTGGGGATGGCGATGGTTCGGGCGGTAACGGTGAAGGCTCGGGTGGAGACGGTAACGGCGACGGCAAGGACGAAGAGGAAAAGCCGGACTCCAGTGTAGGCGGCGAAGCCTGTGACTCAACGCTTAGCTGTGAGGGTGATGCCGTCCAGTGCGCGATTCTTCGAAAGCAGAAAGAGCAAGTCTGCATGTGGCAATACGGCTCGCTCGAAAAAGCCCAGGTCGAAACAACGCTTAGCGGTCCTGACTACGAACTGAAGGAAGAAACACTCCCGGTATCCGGCCTATTCATGGAAGCGGTGAACAAGGGGCGCTGGCTGCCGCAGTCCTGCCCGGCTCCCGAGCGCTTCACCGTCATGGGCCGCCAGTTCGAAATGAGCTACGAGCTGATCTGCCGCTTCGCCACGGCGTTAGGCCCGCTGCTGGTCGTCATGGCCTCCATTTTCTTTGCGGTTTACGTTGGCCGCGCCTTCAAGGGGTGATTTATGCCTGTTGCGCTTCTTCCGATACTTGCCACTTTCCTGGGCTCCATTGTTGCCGGTCTTGCATTTCGGGTTCTGGCAACGCTGGGTTTTGCGTACATGACCTATGTCGGCGTGGGGGCGCTGATCGACTCGGTGCAGAATCAAGTTCAGGGCCTATTTTCTGCTGTTCCCCCCTCGGCGGCGGCGATCCTTGGCATGGCCAAGGTCGATGTAGCGATCAACATCATGATCGCCGCCGTGACCGCTCGGCTCCTGCTCGCCGGCATGGATAAGGTCACCGGCTCTATCACTGCGCTCGCGCTCATGAACAGGTGAGGGTAGGGCATGTTTGTTCTGCGAACCGGGTTGCAAGGGAACGGCAAAACACTCAACACCATCAAGGAAGTGGACCAGCGCGCCGCCAAGATGGACCGCATTGTCTACTACCACAATATCCGAGGCTTCAAGCCGGACCATGAAGCACTCAAGGCCACCTGGGTAGAGTTCGAAGATCCGCAGAAATGGTTTGAGTTGCCCGAGAACGCGATGATTGTCATCGATGAGGCGCAAACCTTCTTTCGGGTTCGGCCTAACGGCTCGGCTGTTCCTAAGTATGCCTCCGCGCTCGAAACCATGCGCCACAACGGCCACGAACTGCACTGCATCACGCAAAACCCCGGCCTGCTCGACAATCACTTCCGCAAGCTGTGCAACTCGCACATTCACTATGTCCGGGGCGGCAAGGGGAAAGTCATCAAGCGCTGGGAATTCGAGAAGGTCTGCATGGCCGTCGAAACGCCCAAGCGCGACTTCTCCAATGATGGTGAGGCGACGAGGATCGTGCTCGACCCGAAATACTTCGGTGTCTATGAGTCCGTCAAGGAAGGCGCGTCCCACCATATGAAGTTCAAGCCCCCTCGGGCCTTGTTCGTCTTCGGAGCCTGCGTTCTGTTCATTGGCTACGTGGGCTATGGCGTCTATGAGCGTCGGATCGCGCAGCCAGAAGAGCCGGTACAGACTTCCTCTCAAGCGTCGCCGGGTGCTGAGCTTGGCCAGCCTCTCGCGCCGGACGACAGAGCCAGCCGTGGTTCTCCGGTCCTCACAGCGGAACAGTACATCGATATGCGGGTGCCACGATTGCCCGATGTGCCCAGCTCAGCGCCGATGTATGACGAGCTGACCCGTCCTGTGGCCTATCCCAAGCTGTCGTGTGTCTCGTCGGCCGATTCGGAGTTCGTAAACCGCAACCGCAACCGGTTCGCGGTGGGCATCCGTGACGGGTCTATCCAAGGCTGCCGCTGCAATACCCAGCAAGGCACAAGGGCAGTCGTCTCGTTCGATGCCTGCATGTCCTACGTCGTCGATGGCGCATTCGATCCTGCCAAGCCGGATCGCGATGCCTATGCCGCGACCAATTCCAGCATTCAGCCCTATCCAAGCCAGCCTGTTTCGCCTGCCAAGGCGGAGTACGTCCCTCGGCCTATTACGTCCGTTGGTGGCAGCAAACCGGGGCACCTGTGGTGATGGGCTTGGCGACCCGGCGCCGTGTGCGGTTTGCCGAGGCACGAGGCAGCGCGCGCACGGCGCCGGGTCGCTGACGTCCCTGTAACACGTCAGATAAACCCGAGTGAGCAACCAGAGTAATCCAGAGTAAAGGGGAAAACGGAATGGCGAATAAGGACTTCAAACGAATCGACATCCTGACTGGCTTGGAGGATTGTCACAGCCGACTGTTTGTTGATTCGGGTACCGCTCGGATAGTCGATCTATCTAGCGTTCGGCTACTCCGTTGTGGTGTCGATACGGTCCGTCAGCTCTATCGTGGATTGATCCGCCCTGAAATCATGGCGCTGTTCGAGAAACCGGGCGCGATGGTCGAGTTCGCTGGGGAGTTCTGGCACTCCGGTCGGGTAGGGCGGGACTCTGGCTATCAGTACAAGCTCCAGAACGCCGACCTTGGATTCATCCTGCTCATCAAGAATTTCAACGCCAAGCTGGAAAACATCGGGCCTCATCTGAAGATCGAAGTGTCACCGCACGCCATCGACGCGCTGTCGCCTGAGCGTCTGCAGGAGCGCATGGATTATTACGCCGCAGCCGTAATGACACACCGAGAACGCAACCAGTGCGCCGTGCACCTCGCCCTGGATCTGCAAGGCTGGAAGCCTCCGGCGGATCTGGTGGCTCGCCTGCATTGCCGGGCTCGGACGCACCGGGATATCTCGGGCATCAACGAAATTCATTGGGCAACCAAGTCGAGCGTTTACGGGCGGGGCGAAACGTCCATGTTTGGCTCAGCCAGTGGCGTCCAGCTCTGTATCTACAACAAGACCGAGCAGGCTCGTGCGACCGATAAGCTCGATTTTTGGGAAAGCGTCTGGCGTCGTCGTGATTCATTCGATGCAGCCGATCCAGATAACTACGATCCCGAAGCCGATGTGTGGCGTGTAGAGCTTCGCTATCACCATTCGGTCATCCAGCAGTTCGCCAGCGGATCTATTGACGCGAAGTCTGGTAAAGCTATCGAGACGGACTCATTTGCAGCCTTCGCTGGCCATCTGGATGGTCTCTGGCGCTACGGTCTTGGCCAGTTCAAATTGCTCGCGCGTCCTGGCTACTTCGAGCCGATCTGGACACTCATGCGTGACGATATACGGGTCGATGTGCCGGTCGATTCCCTGGTGGATGAAACCGAGTACAAGCGTTACTACAAAACCTCGCGGGGCTTCTCGGGCAAGAACGTCGAGCTCTTCCTGGGAAACTTCGTAAGCCTGCTGGCACGGGAGCGAGTGGGCGCTAAGCAAGCCTTTGATCGTCTGCGAGAGTGGGAATGCTGGCCTGTCATCCGAGATCACTACGCCTCGAAGGATATGAGTGAGCGCGATCTGTACAAGCACATCAAGAACCTGCTGCAAGAGCGTCATGTTCGGTGGGGGCGTGCTGTATGACGGCAAGGAAGGACGGAAAGACCTGGACTGCTGACTTCTATGAGAATGGAAGAGCAGGGCGGAGAATCCGAAAGAAAGGCTTTCTGACAAAAGCGGCTGCGCAACGCTATGAAACCGAGTTCTTCAACAGTCTGAAAGAAACCGGGCGCCCGTTGGATGATCGGCTATCGGATCTGATCAAGCTCTGGCACCAGTTGCACGGTTGTACGCTCAAGGACGAGAAGACCCGCTTGGCTAGAACCTTGGCGATCGCAGAACGGCTGGGCGATCCTCTCGCCACTGATTTCGATGCGTTGGCCTGGGCGCGCTATCGCCAGCAGCGTTTGAAGGTCGCTTCGCCGCATACGGTTAACCATGAACAGCGCTACCTGTCGGCAGTGTTTTCGGAGCTGCTACGGCTTGGCGCGTGGGTAGGTAAAAATCCACTCGGCAGCATCCGCCAGATCAAGACGGACCAAGTAGAGCTGACATTCCTCTCCTTGCCGGATATCCGCCAGCTACTCGAAGAGTGCAAGCGCTCGACCAATAACCATACCTATCCCGTTGCGCTACTTTGTTTGGCCACGGGTGCTCGGTGGGATGAGGCCGAAACGCTCGCGCGATCCGCGATCTACGGTGGTAAGGCGCACTTTCACCGGACCAAGAACCGTCAGTCCAGATCGGTGCCGATACCGAAGGACGTTGAAGAGTTGGCATTGAAGCTGGGCATGCCGGGAAACGGTCCGCTGTTCATGTCTTGCCGCTCCGCATTTCGAAGCGCTTACAAACGATGCGGGTTCAACACGCCAGGACAGATGACCCACATCCTGCGGCACACCTTCGCCAGCCATTACATGATGGCCGGTGGCGACATTCTCAGTTTGCAGCGAATCCTGGGGCACTCGTCGATCACGATGACGATGCGTTACGCGCATCTATCGCCGGATCACCTCGAGTCAGCGCTACGGCTCTCTCCGTTGGCTCAAGCAGAGCATGCGGTCACCGCGTGTTGACGGCGCAGCCAGTCGGTGTATGATTCATTAACGCTTAACGTTAAGGATTAACGC